CCACAGTACGGCGACGCGCCAAACGACAACGTAGCGGCGTGGTCGGCGCAAGACTGTATCGCACAGATTCAGAAATACGCCGCACGTTTTGGTAATAACCAACGCACCGGCCAAGAAGAACTCGACCTCATGAAGATTGCCCACTACGCGCAACTGGCTATGGGTAAGATGACGCAAGGGCCTTTCGACCGCGATACCGCCATTGAGTACCTGCAAGCGGGTAAGGCAGTACGCCGCGTCAATAGTATGGATGTTGTTGTTCTAGCTGTCATAGGTGGTAACGCCTTATCCCGCTTTGTCAACGCTAACTACGGTACAGGGGACGATGCAGTTAACCTACCTATCCCTAACCAATTTCTTTTATCGCGCCCCTCTGGTGGCGTGGGCTTCGACTCAATGCTGCCGTAAGCGTTTGAGGGTTGGGTACTCGCCAGCGACGATGAAGTACGCGAAATCATCCTCCGCAACACCCAACAAGTGGAGGTGAATCATGACCCGCGTTAACCAATCTGACCTCGTTAAACGCTTGGCGGCGGAGTTCGAGATTCCTGTTACCCATGCCAAGAAGATGGTAGATTTCCTCGTCGAACAAATGTCAGAGGAATTGATTAAGGGTAATATGGTGGCGTTGCATCACTTCGGTACGTTCCGTCGGGGCGAACCGTATGACCGACCTAATTGCAATTTCGGTAAGAGCGGTGTCACCCACTACAAACCACGCATCCGTTTAGTAACCTCTATCCGGCTGCGCCAACGGTTGTGAAGCAGTTGCAACACGAGAGAATCCTGCGTATAATAGCGCAGGATTTTTATTTATAGGAACAGACATGAGCAAACATAAGGTATTAAGTTACAGTGCCATCTCTCAATTTGAACACTGCCCTTTGCAGTACAAGGTGGTTAAGCTCGACAAGCTGTACCCGTACGAACAATCAGAAGAAGCCAAGTGGGGGGATTACGTTCACAAATGCTTAGAAGACGCAATCATGCGAGGCGTAGCGTTACCAAACAACGTATCGCAGTATCAACAATTAGTAACCGCCGTCGAAACGCGACGGGCAAACGGGTGGGAAGTAGATTGTGAGCGCACGTTCGCCATACATAACGACTACACCGCAGAGTTCACAACCGCCCAAGACGTGTGGTGGTCTCCACGCAACGCGCTCGCCGGTAAGATAGACGTGTTGATGGTATCACCCGACAAAGATGAGGCCGTCATCGTTGACTGGAAAACCAACAAGTCCGCCAAGTACGCAGACCCTAAGCAGATTGACCTGTATGCGCTGTGCGCGATGTTGGCTATCCCGACCGTGACTAAGGTCACTGGTTGCCTCATGTTCGTCTGCGACGACTACAAGATGGTACGCTCTACCTACACTCGCGCCGACATCGACAGGCTGAAAGAGGAATGGCGTTGGAAAGTAAACCGCGTCGTCCTTGCCATCGTAAACGACAACTTCCCAGCAGGCGAGGCCACACCGCTGTGTGGCTGGTGTCCGCACAGCGAGTGCGACAACTGGCAACAGGGGCAGGACTACCTAGCCCGAAGAAAGAAACGCAGATGACTAATATGTATTTCCCGAACGTGCATGAGCGCGTTCTCCGCATTAAGGCCACAGACATCGCCGCCGTTACCGCAGCGATTCCCGATGCGCGTCCGGTGGAATACCACCCTGACGGCACGGTGTGGGTCGATGTCGACTGGACGTTCGACAACATGACTGCGCTCTCGCTCGCCGGTCAGCCGGCAGTGAGTACCATCTTCGATGGTTACACGTTCAGTGGTCGAGACCGTCCGTATTACCACCAGCTTCGTATCGCGGAGTTCTTAGCCCGCAACCCCCGTGCTTACTGCTTCGCGGGGATGGGGGTCGGCAAGACAAGAAGTGCTTTATATGCTATGGACTACCTCATGTCCATTGGTGTCATCGGTAGGGTGTTGGTGGTCTGCCCTAAGTCGTTGATGTACTCCGCATGGGTGGACGACATAATGGCAACCTGTATCGGGCGCAGACACTGCGTCCTGTATGGCGACAGCAAGCGACGGAAGGAGTTGGCACGACGTGACAACACCGAGATAGACATCATCAACTTCGACGGCGTGGAGATTATCTCCGACACACTGGCGGTCAACAACTACGACCTGATTATCATCGACGAGAGTACCGCGTACAAAGACCCATCGACCAAACGTTGGAAGGCGTTGGCGAAGCTGATTACCCCGCAGACAAGAGTGTGGGCGTTGACCGGCACACCGACACCGCAGGGCGCAATGGACGCATACGGGCAAGGCAAGCTGGTAAACCCCACCCGTATGCCACGCACCAAGACCGCCTACCGCGACATGGTACAGTACAAGGTCAGCACCTTTATTTGGCGCGACAAGCGCGGATGGCAAGACACAGTTAACCATCTGTTGCAGCCGTCCATCTACATCCGCAAGGCGGACTGCCTCGACCTGCCGCCGGTAACGCGCAGCTACCTCGACGTAGGGTTGAGCAAGGCGCAGGCCCTCGCCATCAAAGCTATGGTTGACGACATGGTTGCCAACTTCGACACAGGCCATCAAGCCGTCGCTGCCAATGCCGCCGTGCTGCACGGCAAGCTGCGGCAGATATACGCAGGTGCTATCTACGCCGACGACGGTACGGCTATGGCACTTGAGAACAGGTCTCGTATCGAAGCGACCATCGACCTCATACGGCAAGCCCGCGAGTCGGGCGACGACAGCGTGGCAGAGGGCAGACCGCACAGCAAGGCGTTGGTGTTCGTACCATTCAAGCACGTCATGACGGTACTTGAGGATGCACTGAAGAAGCACTTCGACGTGGCGGTCATATCGGGCGACACCAGCGTCAGCGAGCGACGGCGCATCTTGGATAGCTTCCAACAGACCAGCTCGCCGGAGGTCATACTGGCTATCCCCGAAGCGTTCTCGCACGGGGTCACGGCAACCGCCGCCAGCCTCACAGTGTGGTACGCACCGCCCAGCCGGACAGAGACATACCTACAAGCCTGCGAGCGCATGGACAGACCATCGCAAACGCAGCACATGAACATTGTCCACCTCTACGGGGACAAGAGGGAGCGTGAGATGTACCAACATCTTGCAGATAATAAGCAAAATCAGGAAACTCTACTTCAACTCTACTACGATACCCTTGGTATCAAGAAAGGACAGTCATGAAACCAGTAGTCTTTCCCGATGTCGGATACACTCCGGCGAACCTGCGCTTGTTACTCAAGCGTACCAATACCACACAACATCAGGCAGCCTTACTATTAGGGGTGCATGAGCGCACCGTCAACAGTTGGTGTTCCGCTATCGACAACTCACAGCACACGGATATGCCGTCTAAGAAGTGGGTCGAACTTCAAAATATTTTAAACGAGGGCTTGAAACACGAGATATTATCTCGTATAATAGCCCCACAACAATAAGGACTTCAGATATGGACTTATCACAATATACAGAATCCCAACTCGCCGAGTGGTATATCAACAACCGCAACTGGCTCGCCGACCGCAAGGAAGATTACGAAGCCACGATTGCAGATGTTGAGAACACGCAGGCCGAATTGGAAATCGAAATGCAGAAGCGGTTGAATGCCGCAGATGCTACCAGCTTCCGCACTAAGGGTGGCACCATCGTCTCCTCCGACCGCGTGACATATAGCGTGGAAGACAGAGCGGCGTTTGGTAAATTCATCATCGAGTCCGGCGCGTGGGAAGCAACGCAGTTGCGCCCAACCAAAGACTTCATCGACGACTATATTCGTGAGAATAACGGGCAGTTGCCAGCAGGTGTGGCGGCGTACACCAAGAAAACCATCTCGGTTAAGAAACCAACTAAATAAGGAACATGAAAATGACAAATCTCCCAGCCAACACCCAACAAGGTGGCCTGATTATCGGCGGCCAACTGCCCGCGTATATGCAAGAGCTTGTCGCGCAATCCTCTATGGGTTCGTTCGGCGACGGCTTCTCCGGCAGCCGCCGTGTCCAGCTGAAAGGCGGACAAATCAACTTCTTGGCCGAAGATGGTAAACCAATGGGTACGGTACAGAACGCCGACGGCTCGATTACCGCGTTCCCTCAATATACCAACAGTGCCGACATCATCATCTTGGGTATCGCGCCGGAGGGCAACACCTCTTATCGCACCCTGTACCTGACTCCGTTCAAAGAGGGCGAGACGCTATCACCCGATTGTTGGTCTGCCGACGGGGTACACCCATCGCCTAAATCCTACGTCAAGCAGTCCGATGCCTGTGCGTCATGTCCTAAGAACGTAGCGGGTACATCGTCCACCGGTAAGGGTAAGGCGTGCGGCTCACGCAAACGCTTGGTAGTGGTCTTTGCCAACGACCCCGAAATGCGCTTGTTCAGTATGGACTTACCAGCGACTGCTTTGTTCGGCACTTCCGCCCGCGCCGCAGAGGGCTACCTCACACTGGCCGACTACGCCAAGATGTTGAAACAAGGCGGCGCAATTTGGGAGGGCATCGTGACTGAAGTATGCTTCAGCGAGGGCGCGAACATCGGTGTACGCTTCAAAGCCAAAGCATATGTTGAGCAGCAGAAAGTGTATCAACTGTTCCAGCTTGGTAAGACTGCGGAATCCGCCGAGATTCTTACCATCGGCTTCCCCGAACGTAAGACCGGCGACGAAGCACCTGCGGCACAAGCCTACGTCGCCGCCGACCCTAAAACCGCTATGCTGGCTAACCCAGCGTTCCAAACCACACTCGCCCACTTACGCGATTGGGCGCAACACCCATCCGTAACAATCGAAACCATCCGCGCCGAAGCTGCCAAGTACGGCGTAGCCCGGTAAAG